CTAGAGTGCATTACATCTAATCATGGTCGTGTTCTCGAATTCCCGCAAGTATTCATGGAGCTAGAGGACTATAGTATCAAGGCAGTTCGTGAAATGATGCGGCATGTTGGTGATGGTCTTTCTGTAGTCCAAGAGTCAACACGATATGTTAAGTTTACAGAAAAGAACTTTAGTTATGTTACTCCTCCAAAGATTGCGGCGAATGAGGATGCACTAAAGCTATATCAAGATACTATGGCTACTATTGGAGAAAATTATCTAACCCTTATTGATGAATATAAGATTCCAAAGGAAGATGCATCTGCTCTACTTCCTCTAAATCTTACTACTCGTCTTTCAATGCGGAAAAATGCTCGTGACCTACAGAATATGTATGCAATTCGTAGCTGTAGTCGCGCATATCATGAAATGCGAGATATGATGGATGACCTTGATGCCGCACTTCGTGCTTACTCAGAAGAGTGGAATACTCTTTGTGATATTATTTTTAAAACAAAGTGTGAAGTTTGCGGATATTGTACTGAAGCATATGGATGTGGACGTTATCCTAAGCGAGAAGAGCTATAAAAATAATTTGACAGTAAATAAAAAATAAGTTATAATATAAATGTAATTAATTAACAAAGAGTTAAAAGGAGAATAAGTTGAAGAACTTCGTTAATAAGGCCAATGTTCAGGGTTACGTTTTCTCTCACAATCTTGCTGCCCGCATTTCTAAGAAGGGTGTTCCTTATATTGGTGGTACAGTTCAGATTGCTACTGATGATGAAGCTATGAATGTTGTTCCTGTATCCTTTATTTATGTCACAGAAACTTTCGCCAAGAGCGGTAAGCCAAATGATACATATGCTACTCTAAAGGAGATTATTGAGGGTGATACTACTTTTGAGACAGCTGGTACAAATGCTCCTCGTGTTCGCATTGATGGTCGTGTTGGAGTAAATGATTTTGTTAGTCGAGATGGCGAGATGGTTTCTGCCAAGCGTATTGAAGGTTCTTTCGCTCATTTTATGTCTCCTGCCGAGAAGCTAAATGATCGACCTGCAACTTTTGATATGGATATGCTAATTTCTGGTTGCGGCACTCGTGAGTCTAATGTTACTGGTAATGAGTATGCAGACCTTTCTGGTTATGTTTTTAATTTCCGTGGAGACCTAATTCCTGTAACTGTTCAGATTACGAATGAAGCTGGCGTTAATTATTTTGTTGACCAGGATATTTCTAACAAGAATCCTATGCTTACTCGTGTTTGGGGTAATATTAAGTCTGACCAGATTCAGATTGCGAGTGAGACTGAATCTGCGTGGGGTGGTCCTTCTGAGGAGTATACTACCCGCACAATTCGTTCTTGGGATGTGGTAGGTTCTTCTGCCGAGCCAATGGAATTTGATGATGATTCTACAATCACTAAGAAGGAACTCAAGGCAGCTCTAGCAGCTCGTGAAGAGCGACTTGCAGAAGTTAAGCGTAATCATGAAGAGTATCTTGCTTCTCGTAGTAATGCATCTGCATTTGCCGCAGCTCCTAAGAATGATGTTCCATTTGATAATGCATCAGACGATGATGATGACGATTTCGATTTTTAAAATATAATTGAATAAGGTGGGATGAAATATTCCCACCTTCTTTTTCTATTGGATATAATATTAGAAAGGAAATATTTTGGGTATCGATATTTTTTCTATTCAACCTCATGAAGTAAGTCGTGACCTTTCTGGATATACTGTGTTGTTCTACGGTGAGCCTAAAGTTTTGGGCATTTAGTTAGCGATAACTATCTAAATTGGAGTAAAAAACTGGAACCCTAAGTTTATTTATTAAATATGGGAATCAGAGGTGAAGGCATTGTTTAAAAGCTTTGCCAGCCGCAACGCATAGATAGTGAAACTGAAAAGAATATAATCTATCCAAGAGACTCCACTTCTCACGTAGAAGAAAAGATATGCTGAACTTGCGGGAAACCGTAAGAGCTATAGGATAAAAAGCCTATAGGATAACAAATTGAAAACTGGTAAGACAACAACTGCTGCGAAGTTTGATAAGGCACTTCTACTAGCCTTTGAGACTGGTTATCTAGCAATTCCAGGCGTAATGGCACAGCCTATTAATAAATGGTCTGAATTTAAGCAAGTTCTTCGCCAACTAAAGGATGATAACGCAAAGAATACTTTCTCCAATATTGTAATGGATACCGTAGAATCTGCGGCTTAAAGTAGCAATACTTTTTGAATAATTAGAGTAAAATCTGGAACCCTGTGATGGGAATCAGAGCGGAAGATTATGTTACTATAGTCACGCACAACGCATAGAGTTAAACTAATAAAGACTATCGGCTCGGAGGAGAAGATATATGACAAAAAAAATTACTTTTTCTGAAGAAGAAGTTAACGATATTATTTCTGAATATATGAATGGAAAATCAAAAAGAAAAATAGCGATTGAAAAACAGGTTAGTCAAGGAATTATTGACAGAACATTAAGAGAGAATGATATTGAAATTCGAGGAGTATCTGTTACAAATTCAAAGGAAATTCCTCTTGAAAACGAATCAGTAGTAATAGATAATTACTTGAATAAAAACATGGGACTACAAACTGCTGGTAAAGAATTTGGATATAGTCAAAAAGTTGTTGAAACTATTCTTAAGCGCAATAATATTAAAAAAAGAACATATGTAGAAGCAAAACAAATTCAGCGGAAATATTCTTGTAATGATGAATTTTTTAAAACCCCAAGTCATGATATGGCATATGTTCTTGGATTTCTAGCAGCAGATGGAAGTATTTCTAAAAAAGAAAATGGTATTTTTATTAATCTCAATCAAAAAGACGCTGAAATTTTAGAAAAGATTAAAATTGCTACCAAAAGTACTCGTCCTATTAATTATTATATTAAGAAATCAACAGAACAAAATTTATGTAAATTCTCTGTTTGGTCCCATGAATGGAAACATGATTTAGCAAAATATGGAGTTACTCCTAATAAAACATTTACTTTGCAACCACCTACTCTTTTACCTTCAGAATTTCATATTGATTATATTAGAGGATATTTTGATGCCGATGGTTCAGTATGTATTCGCCATAATAGAGTTATTGAAGATAAACCTATGGTAAAGATTGATGGTGCATCTAAGGCGATGATGGATTGGATTTCTGAAACTTTGTCTAAAGAATATTCAATTTATACATCTGCTTATTACACAAAACAGCTAACAGATTCAAATACCATTATGTATTCATATAACATTTATCGTTTTGATATGGTTCAAAAATTTTATAATGAAATTTATAAAAATAATCCTTTTCTTTATCTACAAAGGAAAAGAGATAAATTTACATCTTTATTGAGCACTCCACGAGACTCTAATTCCTTACGTGAGGAATAAAAGATATGCTGAACTTATACAAAAAAGAAGTATAAGAATTATAGGATAAAAAGCCTATAAGATAACAAATTGAGACATTGCGTATGATCTATGCGAAAAGTATATTTGCGCACAAGCTGGTGTTTCAGCTATTAATGAAATTCCATATGGTCAAGGTTGGACTAAAGCCGCAAAGGAGTTTGACGAAGCTATTCGTTCGATTCCGCAGATGGGTTATGGTCTAGTCATGATTTCACATTCTCAGGATAAGGTCTTTAAGGATGAAGATGGTAATGAGTACAATCAGATTGTACCAACTCTTCCAAATAAGGCTCGACTAATTGTAGACCGCGCTGCCGATATTATTGGCTATGCACATCCCGTTCAAGATGAAGATGGTTCTACTCATACTCGTCTATATATGCGTGGTACTCCTCGATTCGTTGCTGGGTCAATTTTTACTTATTAATTCATAAGGAGAAAACATGGAGGTCCATAGAAATAGAAACGGACATATTTCTTGGACTGATGAGCTTATTAATTTTATTATTGAAAATAGATATAATATTTCATATGTATCTAAAGAAACTGGAATAAGAAATCAAACAATTTCTAAGAAACTAAATCAACTCGGCTATACAGATAGAACAAAAGGAACCATTAGAAAATATACTGTGAATGAAAGTATATTTGATAATATAGATTCTAAAGAAAAAGCATATTATTTAGGATTATTAGCGGCTGATGGCTCTCTTAATCAAAATAGTAGTTTAGTTAGATTATCTTTACACAATAATGATAAATATATGTTAGAGCAATTTAATGATTTTGTTGGGAGTAATAGACCAATTTTTTCTAATAAAAACGATTGTTGTAGTGAAGCTTGTATTAATAGTTTTCATATGCAGAAAAGTTTAATAAAATTTGGTGTAGGGTATCAAAAAAGTTACAATTTAAAAGCACCAAATATAAATAATTTATATGC